TTCTCTTACCCAGTTCTGAGCCTCTGCCTGAGTCATTCCCGGCCATGATTCTGCTAGTAATGTTAATACCCCACAAACCTGTGGAGATGCCATACTGGTGCCCGGATATTTACTTTGGCCATATGTAAAGCCTCTAGGATCTGTTCCGCCTCTAGGATCATTAACGGTAGCTAGAGAAGTTTTATCTGTATTATCCACCGCACTCTGAATCCAATCACCTGCTGCATATATGTCGACAGCACTACCCCAATTACTATAACTTGTTTTTCTGTGCTCTCCAGATGGGAGCATGTAATTATCAACACAGCCTACTACAATTGTATTATCAACCCCCTGGCCAGAAGAACCACCACGATGATATGGTAAATCATAATTTATAAGCCCAAGATACATAAATTGATGGCGATTGTTATAGTCTACGTCACCCGCTTTTGTAATTAAATTATTTTCATTACCTGCTGCATAACATATAATAATTCCTTCATTGATAGCATCCTCAATATCTGCAAACCTGTCTGTAAAATATGCTGGTGTTTCACATACATCTACTACTGTATCAGGAACACCATTGCCCGTTGTATCAATAGTTTTCTGAGAACAATTAATGCCTCGGGCTTCCAATTGCGCTGGGGTTAATTCATTAGAAGAACCTACACCCAGATTTACACCTCTATATGTTATATCATATGGAAATGGAATAGAGCCATAACCGTCCCTGGTATGTTCAAGTGTCGATCCATAGCTATGATTTGAAACTGTTGGGTTTCGTCTCCCTGTTTTTGGATTAATTGGCTTATTCTTGTGCCAATTTCTAATATAATCCCACATCGTAGAGCTAATGCTACCATTTGGATTTGAACCATAAGGACTTATATTATAGATATTCGAATCACGAGCCCAACCTTGAGTATTTCCTGCTACTGTTCCTCCGCAATGGGCACCGTGGTTATTATCACCGCTCAGCCCCTGCCCTGCAATATCACTTGCTTGAGAGTATGGTGTATATGTATAGGTACCTCCAGCTCTAGGATCACCCGATTCTGCATAATTAAACCAATTGATTTGCTTTATTCTTGGAGCACCGTTTGCTGCTGGTGTATAATATGAAGGACCGAGATCATTATCCCTAAAAATATCTCTTAAAACAGCAAAGTCTGGTTTACTTAACACTGGTTCAAAGTATTTTTTAAACATAGCATGACCCAACGGGTTATTTGCTAACATACCTGCTGGTGTTTTTAACGTATCAGACCATTCCGGTGACAGTGATCCGCCATCCCAAAAAGTACTCATATCCCACATTGACCAATTAACTAAATAAGTATATTCTTTATATGCAACCATAGCTGCATCAGAATCTGTCGCCCAATCTGTAGAATAACCAGAGGGATCGTATAGGTTGGCGTCAATTGCTTCTTTCATTGCAAGATGTAATTCTGTATTTTGCCAATCAAAACTAGGATTGCCTTCGAGTATCGGTCCTAAAGATTGCATAGGAACTTCTGTAGCACTTCCAGGAACTGCACCTGGAATACCAAAGTTATGAATTGTATGGAACAAGTGTTCTGCCAACTCTTCGATATCTCTATTACTTGTCGGAGGATTTGGCCCTGATGTATTTCTATACCATACCATATCATCCACAGCGTTATTATCTAAAAAATCTTGATATCCTGCGTATTGTGCCGCACCTGTGTCTGTTAAAAAGTTTGGTGTATATGAAGCACCACCACCCCAAGCAACTCTTTGTGCTGTAGGTAAGCCTGCATGTGTAGTTCCTGAATCACCTTTTAATGTTTTAATTAAATTGGCTTGGAGTTCTAAATTAATTAAAGGATCTTGTGGATTAATAAGTAATGTAATAAATTTTGCAGTTTTATATGCCCAAGCGTCTGGTACTGCAGTTTGTCCACCTACTGCGCCAGCAATAACACATTTAACTCCACGAACTGTAATTGATCTATCAAATACTGCTCCGTTAGATGAGTCACTTACAAGTGCACCATCTGAATAATCTGTCTCAGTTCCAATTGTTGCAAACTCTGGATGCGCAGGATCAATATGACCGTCTACAATAAGTACATCTACGTTTTTGCCGGATGCTGTTATTGTAAGTTCTGTGACTGATGTTAATGATGATTGGTTGGTGGACGACCAATTTGGCCTAGGTGTATCATCAGAATGTGTTACAAAGCCCCACTGTGTATGAGCAACATTTGGCGCGGTGTCTTTACTAAAGTTTGCATTTTCAATTTTATAACCGTATGGTTTGATTTGTTGAAGATCAATCAGTGATTGTGGTACTATATCCCAAACTCTGTCATCTTCTTTTATTAACTCAGCTTCTTCATAGCTAAGCATATAATTAGTATTCCGACTTATAGGTCTTTTATTTGCTACCTCTACTGATCTATTTGGAATGAATAGATTTCCACCGGGTGTCTCCATATCATCATAAAAGGACTCGAGATCCTCGTGCCTATGAAGAGTAATAACCCATTCTACTATATCAGTAGTATTCATTTATTAGGACTCCAATTGAATTAGCGTTAACGTAACCGTAATACTAGCAAGACCACCTGTATTATTTGTAATTGCAAGAGGAATATTTGTAGATGGCGTTGATTCATTACTAAATCCAAACACACCAGGAGACAACACTACAGTTTCATTTCCTGCTGTTATTACTTCAGCAATTACACCTGAATCTGGTGCTGGATCTTGTAATTGAGTTCTACTTGCATCTGCTGTTCTTGAGGCAATGTCTGTGTAAAGTCTTACCCAAGCAGCCTGTGATACTGCAATTTTGAGAAGAGCATAGCCTTTAAAACCATTAATAACTTGATATGATGTAGTACCGGCCGCAATATTCGCAGCCGTTACATTTCTTTCCATTCTGGTTGGTATGCCACCACCGCCGCCGCCAGTTGCGGTGATTATCAATGTATCGTTGCTAGCATTTGTACTAATTTCAATACCTGCACCGTTGGCGACATTTAAAATATCACCTGTCGTATCAGCGACCACATCAGTTTGACCTGATACTCGAACGGTTCCAAATGCATTATTTGCATTGCCACCACCGCCGCCAGCGGCAGCGATTGTGATTGTATCTGTTGCAGCATTTGCAGTAAGAGTAATATTGTTACCAGCAGCAAATGTAATTGTATCAGTTACTGTGTCTGCAATAATTGGATCTTGGCCTGAAATGGCAAATGTTGAGAACGTATTAGATGTTCCACCGCCACCGCCTCCACCGACATTAGGATATGTTGGGAGGCTGTCAGTATAACCTATAATATCATTATTTGAATTGTCTGATAATAATTTTCTCCAACCTTGTGAGCCCAGTGAATAATATACCGCAGCATTGTTCTCTACATAAGCTAATGCACCTTGGTTAAGGACTGCATTGGGAAGGTCCGCATAATTTTCATACCAAAAGGAGATTTTATTTGCTTCACCCAGAGCTTCAATCTCACCGGCAGCATTGATTAGCGTTGTAAGATCAGTACCGTCACCTACAGCGCTATAAATTTCATTAACGTTATCATTGATTTTGTCCATCGCTTGGCGCAATGGGTCACCTGTACCGTCATTAGGTGCTGAACCAATGTTGACTAATTGCTTTGCCATGTTGTGTTGTCTCCTACAACTTTTAAATTATTTATACTATATTATATAACCGTAATGGTACCATACATCATGTACTTGTGTCATTAATTGTGATAGGACCTACTGATCCCACAATAGGGCCAGCAGATGAGCCAGTATGTAAATTTACAATAATTTGTTCTGGGCCTTCAGTAGTATTATCTGCTAGTGGTGTTATTTGGAATGCACCACTACCATTGGTGATAATTACATTGCCGCCTGTGAATTGAAAATCACCAGTATTAGGAACAGAATAATATAATGAGCTATTTGGGACGTTGGTTGTTGTAACAATGAACGTTAATGTAGAACCCTCGTTCACATCAGTTGCCCCACCTTGTACCACAATCTGATATGTTGCTGCATTGCCAAATGCAGATGCATCGTTGTCCGATTTAATCTCTTCTGAGTCGACATATAGGTTGGTGATGTCGGATGTAATTGCCTGCAAATCTGGTTGGTCTAATGGTGTGCCTTTGCCGTTATCATTAAAGATTCGACTGAGGTTGACACCTAATGTACTGTCCTGCTTATATCGGAAATAAAAATCACTGAACAGTTTTGTACCAGCAAGATGAACATTTTCTTTTAGGCTCTTCTCATAATTTTCTCTAGGCAATGTTGATTTAATCTGATATGAGAATTCCTGGTAAAAATCACTATCCTGGACCTTCATATTACTATCATAATAGACATCTGTACCGTCAGTGGCTAATGTCTGCGTAAAGCCGTTGAGATGAGATGAGAAGTCAGCCCAATAACCTGAGGTAACACCTTGTGAATCTACATTAATTTGCCCACGGATTACAGGCTGCCCATTGGTATCCTGAAGATAAGCATCGGCGCCATCGATATATCCATAGCCAGAATTATAGATGGCAGCGGTTTCAACTCTACCTTCAGCAAAATCTGTAACTGATTTAATCGTAGCATTATCACCGTATTGATTTGAATTATAATCTGTAGCAATATCAAAGACTGAAAACTGCCCAGCGATTGAGCCAATAATATCATTTCCTGTAAAGCCATAGTAACTGTATGGCAGAACATTAATGGTACCAATTTCACGGTTAATGTCTAAAACCTTACCAACAATCCCAGTGACATCCTCTGTAATTGTCTCACCAACCGAAAATGCGCTAGCAGATTCTGGTGGGTCAAATGATATGATTTGGTTGTATCTGTCAAAGTTTTGCATTACCTCATCTCTGGCAATAGCAAATACATCATTTCTATAATTTTCACCTGGGTTTACATTGAGGAAATCATCAATCGTGCCAATGTTAAATGGTGTAAGATCAAATGCGTCAGTCAACACAGTAAAGAAATTTGGTGAAGTCTCAGAACCTGACATTGTATTGGCACCGGCATTATAATCAATTAAATTTGAACTTGTTCCACCGGTTGCAATATTCTCACCTAGTAATTGCACATTTAAAAAATCAGCAATAGGATCTGTGATTAGACTTACCACCTCTGGATTTAAAAGAGGCGCTATTTTTACATCTGTATCAAGACCAGAGGTAGCAAACATATTACCAGGAGACGTATCATTCCGTTCTGTAATATCATTAATTGCAACTGCCTGAGATCCAAGATTTGTAATAATTAAATTAGGATTTCTGTCGTTAGTTGATATGTTTGGTCCCACCACAAATTCATCAGTACCGTCCATAAGAACACCTACTGAGAAATCATTTTGGCCTATTACAATACCTTGGTTGCCATTTGTGTCTTTTAAACGCTCACCGAGAACAAATACTCTTTCAAAGTTTTCCATAATAATTGATTGGTTCGAAACAATTAATTTTGTGTTTTCAACTGTATATCCGAAGCCACCATTTTCTACGGTGTATTCGACCTGCCCAGTCGGGTTTGTGGAAACACTAGTAACAATAGCTCGACCGCTTCTTCCTGAGTCACTTACGACATCAAAAATACTACCTTTTTTGATGTTTGTCTGTCCGCCAGTATCATTTACTAGGAAATTACTTAATGAACCGTTTACCCTACCAAATGTAACTAATTTGTTATTAATAATTGTATTAACGTCATCATACTTTGTAAAGTTACCTTGCAAAGAATCAATGAACAAAACCGGTGTTGGTGTTTGATTAATTGTGATTAGGTTAATACTATTTACAGCAGCCTTGGCACCAGATAATGACCCAATAATATTTCTGCTGTTTAAATCAGCATAAGTATATTGCCCGCCATCAACATCAGTAAATAAATTATCATTTGGGAATAGCTGAAGATAAACACCGGTCTGCCATTTGGACGAAGACGGCTTTAATATTTGTTCAGCAGGGTAGTAGACTTCGGCATCTTCTTGATAAAAGATTCTAAAGAATAAAATAATACCTTCTCTGGTTCCTTTTCTATTATAAAGATCCAAAATGTTCCGAACTAGAAAACTTACGTTTTCCTCGTCCAGTGGAAGGTCTGCCAAATATTTATTTTTAAAATATATAAGCATACTATTAAGTGTCGTGCTTATATCTCTATATTGAAAAATTCGCCTGTTGTTATAATGTGACTGCCGAGTATCTTCCTCTAGGAACCTATAATACTCTTCTACAAGTTTTACTAGCTCAGGACCGTATTCCCTGTATATGGCAGGGAATTGCTTTTCAATAAAAAATGCAATTTTCTTCTGTACGTCCATTGCCTATAACCTTTTAATAATTTGAAATCACAGTGCCACCAGCGGTGCCGACTGTTCTATTTCCAGCAGATGTTTGTCTCTCCAAATCCTCTTCTGAAATAATTTCAACTTTGATATCGTCATCTCTGAGTAAAAATACTCTACTTTTCGGAACGATAACATCACGGCGCTTTGTGTTTACCATAATATCTATGGCATTTCCCGTATATGCCTCAACTGTAAAGTCTACAAGTTTAATTTCGCCTCGGGTATAATCAATGGTACCGATATTAATAAAGATAACTTGTGGTTGAGTAGCACTGTCCGTTACTACCTGAATGTTACCAAGACCATCATCTTGCATAAACACCGGAACACCTTCTGGTCCACTACCTTTAATTTTAAATACGGATGATCTAAATGCCGGTTTGTATTCTGTAAACCCATTTGACTGTTTATATGGATATGGCTTAACCAATTCAGCCTGGAATCTAAACACTGGGCTAGACGAAACCTTAACCGTTGGAGACCACTCAATGATAGGAGACACATCCAGGAATGTACTCTGAATGGAGGTATCCAATGCATCAATATCACCGGTCAGTTTTGAAAGCCTTAATGTAGTGTCAAAATCATTTAAATTTGTATTAGAGTAATTCAAAATTGTTTCTCTAACTTTTGTTTCAATCTCATCAGGAGACATAGAGGTTTGCTTTTTGGTATAATATAGCTTAGCAGTAATACACGCATACATAAATTCTGTCTGTACAAAAATTGGCTCGATGCCAAGTGGTGTTTTATCTTTTAAATATTCCAGATATTGGTTTGCAACCGAGGACGAAAGCAATTCAGCACCATCTCTAAGATATACTGCCAGCGCAACCTTTCCGAATTGAGGAGGTTCCAACTCTTCACCACCATAGGCTGAAACTGCAGTGATCTCAGGAAACTTTTGTCTTAATAAAACCTCATAATCACTTTGAGTGATTGCTCTTTCCTGTATTTGTAGAGCTTTAGGAGCAAATGTCCTAATACTTTCCAATGATTCTCTCTCAGCACCACCTACCGCAGCCGAAACTGTATCTACAGCGATTGTAACGGTTTCAAGGAAGGTTGATGTAAACTTTGAAGCGCCGTTTGGCTCAGCACCTGAGCAAATTCTATATCGTACTCTGACATCTTCGAACGCCGATGGCTGTTCCCCGTAAACGTTTCCGCCAAAATAAACTGAATATCTGTCATCCAAATAGGGCTCTAGGTAAAAGACCTTATCAGAAGGACCCACCCCAAAAATATCTTTTTGGAACAAATATACATTTTCATTATCTGTTGCTTCTGCATCAACAAACACTTCGATTGAATCTGTATCAGCATTATCGTTGGTAAGAGCAACCCTTAGGATTCCATCATCGTCAACAATAAAGCCTTCTCTTTCAAAACTGGTGAGTATTTCACCTTCAAAGATTTCAATATTATCTGCACGATAAACACCAGGAGATATTTTTCTTGCAATATATTGTTGCATGGTTACAAAGTTATAATTTGTACCCTGGAATGCAGTTCTGAAATCACTAAATGCAGGTATTGCAACCGTTTGTCCTTGCAGTACACCATCTGTGTCGGTAATAGTTACAGAGACCGTTGCTTTTGCGGATCGTCTTGACCGTGGAAGATAATTCAATTCCTTCGCATGGGACACAACCGAATTGCGTAATATAGCTGAATCAAGGAACATTTCATTGATTGCCATATTGGTATAAAAATTATTATGATATGTGTTATAAGCGAGCACATCCATAAGGACATTCATGTTGGACCCTTCAAAGTTATAGTCTTTGAATTGGGTTTGCTGCCTCAAGTAGGTTTTAAGTTGAGATTTAATCAGCTCAAAATCTAGTTCGGTGATGGGCGTTTGAGTAGCCATATCTTATCTCGTCCTTTCTAGAATAACATCTAGTGTAATAGGTTGTTCTTGATTCCTCACATAAAAAGTTATGTTAGCCGATACATTATCACTGTCCATGTCTGCCGCAACTGTAACATCAATTAATTCTGCTC